TTTTTCTCCAGCGTATTCATTCTGAAAGTTCCATCCACCTAATCCAGAATGATCAAGTTTACCTTGCTTTCCATCAGCGTATATTGAAGCATCTCTGTTGGTAATTAACTGACTAGTTACAGTGTAATTAGCAGCTGGTTCTGCTGCTGTAGATTGGGGACTTCCATCAGAACTGTAAGTGTAAATGATTCCAGTGTCAGTAGCTACAAATGTAGAACCTGGCGTAAGGAATCTTGGTAACTCAACAGTAAGACCATGGTATTGGTTTTGTGTTTGTTTCATTTTTATTAATTATTAGATTAGTTTTAATTTGTTAATTTATTGTATTATGCTTTAGGCTTGTTTGCCTGGGTTCTCTTTATAGAAAGTTCTTGATCTTTTCTAGACATAACGTCCTTATGCTTTACCATATCTTGATCTAAAGCTCTATTCTTAATTCCTAACTCTTTTTCAAGCTTATCAACTCCTTCATCATCATTATCAATATCTTCTACACCATTATCATCATTAAGCATCTTAAGTCTGTCTGTTTCAGCTTTTAATTCAGCTACATATCTTTTTGTCTCGTCCTCTTTATTGAACTTCATCAAATCAATGTCTTGTTCTTGCTTATCTTTCGCAGCTTGCTGTTCTTGTTGAGCTTGGAATTGTTTAGCTTGATCTTCTTGAGCTTTAGATTGATTCTCCTTCATAGCAGATTCATCCTTCTCAATCATTCGCTGAACTTCTCTCATACTAGGAGAGTTGTAAATTTTCATTGCAGTAGAGAATGAAAGCATTTGATTTTGTAATCCCATTTGAACCATACCATCTAACTTCTGTTGTAGTTGATTGATTTCGTTGTCATTACTTATTTGTATACCATATTCTTCTTCAGCAAACTCATCTCCATCAACTTCCATTAATTGACGAGTCATATCATCAGCTATGTAGTTAAATTTCTTTGAACCACCTTTCATAGCTATCTTAGCAGTTTCTATAAGTAATTGGAAACATCTTTTCTTACAGTAATCATGTAATGTAAATAATTCTTCTGTAATGTGATTAGATTGGCTAACAGCTCTTTCTATACCACCTACAGTTTCTCTATTTTCAGTTTGACCAAGCCTTTGTCTTGATACTCCAGTAACTTCATCCATTTGAGCTTTTGCAAACTCCATCATTTGAATGTGAGTCTGAATAAAATCACCAACCTTTTGTTCTAAGATTTTACCAGTAGTATTACCTACTGATCCAGCTAGCTTACCTTTTGCCATACCTCTCTGACCTTCTTTAAAGCTATCTACAACAGATATACCAGACTTACGTGCAAAGTATAACCATTTAGTAATTGACCAGTCTTTAGGTATCTTAGCTACATCTAATTCAACTATAGATCCTAAATACTTACTTAAAGCTTCATTAACTCTATACCATGATATATCATAAAGATATTGGAATGGCTTAGCTCTATCTACAAGTGAGACAGCTCTAGCTTCGTTAGTATTATATATTTGACCAACAACTCCAGAAGAGTTAAAGCTTGGTTGACCTACTTTATTATATTGTATTTCTCTTGGCTTTATTTGAACATAAATATCTTGTCCAATCTTAACACCTTTCCACCATTGGTTAACCCAGAACTTCTCCACCTTCTCACCCATGTTCTTGTCAGCAATGTATTGTTCATTTCTGTATTTAACTTGTTCTCTTCCAAGATTATCATAGTAAGTTACTTTGTAAATACATTTTTTAGATCTCCACATCATTCTAAGAACTCTAATGTTACCATCAGCGTCAGTATAGCTTGATTTACCATTACCATTAAATACTCCTGAAGCATCTAAATTGTTATTCATCATTTCTCTTTCAAGTAATTGGTATCCAGCAGCATCATCAATCTGCAGGTTTTCACCATCTAAATCTTTACCTGAACCTGAGCTTCCACTTGAATCCTCAATCTTATCTACATCTTTAGACTTAAGATCAGCATAATAATGATCTAAGATTTTACCTGGACTCCAGTAATCATCTATAACAATAACATCAGCATCCTCTAATAAATTAGAAGTTCCTGATCTTAATGTATATACTTTGTGTGGGTTTAATTTTTCGAATGTAACGTCTCCATTAACTATATCAAACATGTAAGCTTCTTCAGCTCCTAATAGAGCATCTTTAAATCCTTGTTGGAATTTAATCTTCATGTCTAGTGCATCTATATAATATTTCATTATAACGTTAGCTCTCTTCTCTCTTATATCCTGGTAATCCATATTGATATACTCAGAGTAGTTGGCTAATTCTTTTTCCATGTCTTCTTCACTAACTCCTTCAGAAACAAGCATCTCTTGAATTTTAGTATCAAGCATTTGTTTCTTTTCATCCTTTATTCTAGATAAAGTGTTTGGAGAGGTAAGCTGAGCTGACCAGTCAAATTTACGCCTTTTCTCTTCTCCTACAAGTACATTTACTCTTGGAGTTATAATAGGGTAGTGCTGTATAGTATCAGGAATAAAATATTGTTCCATATCTCCTGGATTTAATACTAGCTTAAGATCTTTCATATCTAGAACCCCATTATATAGGTTCTGATTAATGACTTTATCTTTTAATTTTTTTCTAGTTGTCTCACTAGATAGATAGCTATTACTATCAGCCCAATCTAAATGTTCCTTACGCCATTTAAGTCCTTTAGCTTTAAAGGATAATTTTTGTTTCGGAAATGTTTTACTTGATGACATATTTATTTTTTATAAAATTAACTAATTTTTCTTTATTTCTACTTATTCTTTTATAGCTTAAAAGGATCTCCATCTCCAGCTCCAAGATTACCAAGAACTTTCATCCAATTCTTATCTACAAATTCATCTCCCATTAGAGAGTTTGATGATATCTTGTTCTCTTCTTCTTCGTACCTGTCAACGTATTTGGCTCTATCTTCTCTAAGAATCATTACCATATCCATTGCTGAGATTCTATCCGTATTTATATCAGGATTCCATGCTATACATTCTTTTATGTAACCAATACTCCTTATTCTTCTTAGGTTCTGAACAGAACTTGTTCCTGTCTCACCTGTTTCTTCGTCATATACTTCAAGCTCATACTGAGACATCATCCATTGACGTTGTAATGTTTTACCAAGTTTAATCACTTGTGCTGTTGTTCTAGTACCTTTAGATCTATTACCATACAAAGTTGACTTAACAATTTCCATGTCTCTAAGAATCTCTGGGCTATCTGCAAGCAAATATAGTGCATTATTGTTAGAAAAGTAAGAAAAAAGACCTTTTAAATTGTTTTCATAGTTTGATTGAGCATTGTAGAAGGTTGTTAACCTAAGGCATGTCTCATAAAACTCATCAGCCATTACTGGTCTTCCTGTGTATTCTGCAACAATCTTATCAGTCCACAAGTCAAAAATGATGATACTAGCCAAAGAACCACCAACAGTGTAGTCATTATCAATTGGATCAATACCACCAATATACCTATTACTAAATACTTTACCATCTCTATCTTTTTGTGGCATTTCAAATATCTCTACAGCACCATCAGAATTACCTCCTTTAACAATATAAGGGTATTCTCTAATTGGTGTTATGCTTAAATCTGTGTTCCATACAACTTCTCCTTTTGATCCGTAAGCAAGCTTACCTACATAATGACTATCAGTGAATGTACTTAACTGTGGCATTATTTCTTCTAGGTAATCTCTTAGATCTGCTACTGGAAATGCTGTACCTTCTGTACGCATTATAGCTTCTTGAGGAGTTATTGGTTCCTCTGCTTTCTTTTGTATAATAGCATTAACATCACTTGATCCGTACTTAACTTTAGATCTCTCTTTGTTAATCTGTATCATAGCTCCTATAACATCGCTATTTCCATTCTCATCAAACTTACCTTTGTAATTAAGATATGTTCCAAAGAAGAATGCGCATTGTCCTTTACCATTAGTATTCTTGTCAAATACATTTGGTATAGAATATATATTATGTCCAGAAGAGTTATAAAATATTTCTTCTAATCCTTCGAATGCTGCACCTTCAACACCACCTGTACCACCTGCCATCATAAATCCAAATGCAAATCCAGATTCTTCTACTGATGGTCTAGCAATACCCCATGCTGTTAAGAAGTCATCAAATTTACCTGCTTCCTCCCACAATACT